CAATCTAACGCTTCATTCCGTTTACTAGAAATTTTAACCCATTCAGAAATAGCGAACCCTTTGCTGTAGCGCACTTGCTTTTTCTCCGAAGTAAGTTGCTCGTAAAATTCCGTTGTCAATCCCTGGTGGAAGTGGATAACGCCCGCACCCTCCACCCGACCTAGCCGTCCATACAAAGTGGTCTTGGCAGTGTCTGTGCCAACCAAGAAGACTCGCCCACCGCCCTTGAGCGTTTGCCCACGGTAGTTCACATCTACTTTGGTTGGTTTGCCAATTATAGGCTTATTGCGTGAAGACTGCCCCTTTACCGCCAGAACGTTGAACTTGCGTCGTTCCCGCGCATACTGGTAGGCTTCATGGGTAAAATGTCCCCCAGAGTCAATTGCGATCGCATCTGGTCTCCGGCTGTAACCAGAAGCCCACTTACGGTCAGCCAACACTATCTTGTCAAGTTGTCCCCAGATGTGGGGGTCACTTGGGTCCCCATATACTTCCTGGTAGTCTAGAATCCAGCATTCCTCACCAACCCCCCAAGCACAGACCAGTACGGCTAGCCGGTTATCTTGAACGTCAACCCCACACGTAACGACCAGACCACCAGATGGCACAAGTTCTGGGTTGTAGAATTCCGCCCGTTCTTGAAGTAAGTCCGACTTTAGATTAGACACATACTGGTCTTCAAAAGTCTCGCCAAGTACGGTGTTGACCCACACTTTTAGTAGTGCGGAATCCGCTTTGGACGCTAGGAACTCATGGACTATCTGAGACCAACTTTTCCACCCAAGTGGGCTGTACAACGAGTTAAGATGAAACCCTGCCACCCCACCATCCCCATTAGTTGACGTTGGCTGCCACCGCCCATTTTGCAACATCCAGGTCTTATGCCATTCTGGAATCTTAACCCCGCAGTTTTCGCATATATAGCCAATCTCGTCATTTTGCCAATTGAGATTAGGCCACTTTAGCGTCTGGTAATGGTTGCAGTCTGGACATGGCACAAAGTATCGCCGCTGGTCTGACCGCAGATACTCCCGTTCTATACGGGACGCGTCTTTGACGGTTGGGGTGGAGCAGATAAAAATTTTACGCCGTGGGAATGTGGTAGTTCGTCGTTCAGCTAGTTGAAGTGGGTCACCCTCGCCCTCAACGTCTTCTGGCCACGCATCTACCTCATCCGCAAACAAGTTCTTAATGGGCATGGACCTTAGAGCAGCAGCGGAGTTGGCCCCACCCATCATCAACACTCCACCCGGGAACTCTTTGGTTAACAACGTATTGCCAGAGTCCCGACTACGGCTGGGCTTGATTTTAGCTTTAACCGCCGGGCTTTCGTCTATCAGTGGCGCAATACGCTGCTTACTGAACTTCATGGCAATGTCAACCGTGGGCTGCACTGCCAACGTGGGACCAGGGAACAGCGTAATTATCGCAGCCAACCAGTTGTTACCGCACTCGGTCTTTCCCACCTGGGCGCCCGCCATAAAGACCACTTTTTGTACTGGGTCTTTGGGGCTAAGGCAATTCATAATTTCACGCAAATACGGGGTCCGGTCAGTTCGCCACCGCCCTGGTTCGGACGATGACTTGCTAGAAAGAAACCGGTACTGGTCAGCCCAGTCAGAAATCAACAAGTCTGGGTCAGGCTTAAGCGCGCCCGCCCAAGCTGAACTAAAAGTCATGTTGTTAGGCTCTCTAAAATGGCTCGTATCTCAGCGGACAATATGTCGTTAACAACCCCAGCGTTGGTCTCCGCAGCCAACACACTGCTTACCCGGGCTGGCAAGTTCAAAAATGCCTCTTTGAGTAACTTGGCTTGTGCGATCGCTTGGCGTTCCACCTCGTCAATTGGGGTCAGGGAACCCAACTCGGTTTCGTACTTAAGTTTGGCACTTAACGCCAAATAGGTCTCTTTCATTGCCCGGGCTTTGTTGAAGTCAAGCACGTCTTCCGCATTCATTAGTGGGGTGCGGTTGCGTCCATCTAGCATGGTGTTGGCTGACCATTCACGGTCTAATTCGTCTGGGTCAATCTCCCAAACTCCACCAGGCAACTTCTTGGGGGACTTTACCCGCCCGCTCTCGAGTGCCTTCATGATGGCTTGCCTGGACACGCCCCGGCTCGCTGCATATTCTGTCAAATTCATCTTCTGTTTTGTCATCTGGTCTCCCGTTTTTTAAAATGCGATCGCACCACTCCCATGGCTTGTTTAAAGCGGGTATGTACCGCACTGCGCCACCAGGTGCTAGGTAAACTATTAGGTAACCAATTTGGCTGTGTCCTAAATCGTTATCCACAGCAAATCTTAACACTTCTCTTTGACCAATTTGATGGGCTTGGGACAGGTCGTCGGTCCATGCTATTTCATAGTACGGACCCCATGGCTTTCTAACTTGGACTAAGTACATAACTTGCAGGATTCTATTTTGGTGCTATAATAACCTGCATACCTGGTCTAAGCTCATACATAATCCCCTCTATTCAAACAGAAGTCCCGCACTTGACTCGGTGCGGGACTTTTTGTATAATGGGGGAGTGTCCCTACCCATAAATCAAGTCCACCCAGGTTTATATGGGGAATACTTAAATATTCCGATAAAAAACCCTGCTCTTTGCGAAGTCCCAAGTTCCACATGGGATACGCTGTAGCAAGAGCGGGGTTTATATTGTCTATCTGCATATGCCACCCAAACCCAGTCCCAGGAAGTAGGTTGTTCGTACTGTTCTGGTTTTTTCCTTGACCTTCGTCACAGTTGGGAAGGCTTCCAGTACCTTGGCAGCCAACACGGCTTTGGACTTAATGGGGCGATCGCCTGCTGTTCCTTCGGCATAGATGTCGCGTCCGGTGTCATCAAGTTTCAGGGTGCCAACGTCAATGTAGTGTTCCCGCAGCTTGTCCCAAAGTTCGGACACGGTGACGCTACCGCCTTCACATAACCCCAAACCAATATCGTCGAAAAATTCTAGTAGATGGCTGGCCCGCCCGCGCACTTCCCGCAGCGTCTGGTCAAGGGGACTGTAATCAATGCCATCGGCAGCCAACCGGGTCAGTGCGGACAGCAGGTAGTTTAGCAGTGCCGGTGCCACCTGTTCCGTAATGAATTTGGGGTCATTTTTGAACCGTGGGTCCGCTTGGATCTCACCGGGCGCACTGGGTTTGTCCTTAAACGTTTTGGCGAATTGTATCACTGCGTACCGGCTGCTGCTGCTATTGAATGAGCCGGTCATTTTGGGCGGTTGATTGGTATTGAACAAAAAAACTGTGTTGGGGGTAAATTCGACCTCATCCTTGCCCTTGCGCTCGCACTGTAAGATGTCACCGGTTTGGGCGGCTTTTAGTGACTGCAACCCGTCAACGTCAACCTCACCGCTCTCGGACGCCCAGTTGACGCGGTAGTTAGGCAAATTGGCTAACGGAAACTTACGCCCCGTGTCGTATTGGGCGAAGCTAGATAAGCTGATAGCGCCCATACCGTAGCCTCCTAAAATCTGGGCTACTGTTTCGCGAATAGCGTCTTTGCCATTGGATCCCGCACCCCATAAGAACAGCGTCCGTACAGCCCGCCCACGCAACGCGCGTACTTTGGGCAGGTCAAGTGCGCCAGATAGCACACGTAGCAAAATATCCCTGGGCTCGGGGTCCAAAGCACTTAATAGGCGATCGCACATTGTGGGGTCAGCACTCGGGTCATACTTAACGGTGCCGGGGTAGGTAAATTTGATGTCCCCAGACTTTGGCAGCGCCTTCCAGCTTGGGGTTGACCCTTCCCAACTAATTTGCAAAACGCAATTGGCTAGGTTGAGGTAGCCCGCCGGGTTAATTTCACCCGGGTCTGTATACAGTTGCGTTTTGGCAAAGTTTAGCCCTTCCTTGGCATCGCGGGCTGTGGCTAACGGGGTAGTTTTTAACCCGCCCCTAAAAACCTCGTAGCGGTTGGTAAAATTTTGGATAAGATTAAGCACGTATTCGTCAGACCGAAGTACATAATAGTCCCCGTTGAATTGGTAAAGTGTCCCGTTTAAGCAGACCCAGTCACCGTGCTTGAATACATTCTCAAACACAATTTGTCCGGCGGTCTTGACTTTGTAGTCCGGGTCCAGCACAACTTCAACGTTGCTGGTCCTGTAACTACTCATATTTCTTCTTAACAATTTTGTAAACGAATCTGTGTTCCTGTTTCCAAATATCGGGTCATTTAAGTCAGTAATCCAGTTTGCATCAGAATGGCACTCGTTCCTGTGACAGTTCTCGCAAACCGGAAACACGTTTATACCAACTTGATCACCACTTCCATATAAGGAGTAGCTGGTGTGGTGTACCTGCTCACTCTTGGCTTTCATGCAGCAAACACAAACGCCACTAGATTGGTTGTGCGCTTTAGTGCATAAAATACGATGTTTGTCCCATGGTTGGTAGCGACTCTCGCATAAGCGCTGATACTTATCCGGGGGTAACCAGTTTTTCATGATTCTAATGATAGTCTAATTATTTATGAATGTAGCAAACAAAATCTGGCTTAACCAAAAAATCTTGCCAAAAACCCACCTTATACAATTCGTGTATAAGATGGGTTGGTTACTTATAAATGCGCAAAACTGCTGGTCATTTAGCTGAATTTAAAACAAAGTCTCCAAAGTGGGGTACTTTTCCGGTTGGGTCTCCGTACCCGTCTTTACGGTTGCGAACCGCCAACAATCTATACCCGACGGTTTCGCAGTACTTTCTAAAATTACAATTGGGGTTCTCGGGGTAACCCAAGTTTTGATACTGCCGCCACATCCACTCCACTTCGTCGTGGAGGTTCTGTTTTATCTTGTTGTCTAATACTTCGCGCTGCTTCATTGACTCACTTCCTATATCCAAATTGGTTACTTACCATCTTACGGGTCTGATCTGATCTTGTCAATGGGTTAGGGAGAGAAATTTTCCCCAACCCAGCGGGCTTATTCTGTCTCGGTTTCGTTCAACACGTTCCAGCGGTCTAGGGCCTCTTGGATGGTTGTGTCTTCTTGCGTAACAACGCCATCCTCAACGGTATCGATCTGGGGTTCTGTCATGTGCCACCTCTTTAATTTGATTGCCGTCAATGCTTTGCGTAACCGAGCCTCGCGTTCATAAGCGGGTAAGGCGTATTGGTCAAGTGTCTCTCCCGCCACCAAAGAGAGCGGCTTTTTGTTTAAGCGGGCTATCGCTAACAGTAACTGGTACGTCTGCTTGGCTACGGCCACGTATATCTTGTCTTGTGGGGGTTGTCCCATAAAAACACTCTCTGATTAGTTCTAATTGGGTGGGTGTGCAACTCAAGTTATGAGCTGTGCAGAAGTCTTCCGGGGTGGTTGTGCCACTGGTCTTAACTGCGTGTTCCCAAGCCCGGTAAACTGGGTTGGACTTACACCGTTCCAAAACCATGGGCATTAGACCCCGGTTAGACTTTTTTGTGTCTCTGTCTACCCCGCTGTAGTTGGTCAAACGGGGCATTGCGTACCAGGTGTCGCCAGCCATAATGGCACGACCAACCGGGCTGGACTCTTTCAATCGTTGCAGTTGGTCTGGTGCTATTGGGGTCAACGTAGCCGCTTTACCCCACTGCCGCAGTGGGTTGGTTGAACCAATCAAACAAACCCATGGAATTTGGGAAGATTGAGTCAATGTAAGCCCGACCCCAGTGACATATGGAGTTTGGGTGATCAGCCAGACCTTGCGGCCAATCACGTCCCCCAAACTTGCTGTGGATATAACCAGCGAGCCAATGCGGTTATAGCGTGCTGCTTTGGAGTGGTGACCCAATATGAGCAGCTCGTCTATGATGAGCAGCCCGCGTCCACCAGACTTTTCCACCACACTTAACCAGGACAAGTATTTGTCTAAGCAGTAGTCCAGCCACTGGATAACTTGAGTTGAGTCCATGTTAGCCACTTGGTTGCGTTCAACATGGTCACAAGTTTCCCAGTACCCAGATTCCCCAGGTTCGCCTTTTGGGTCAATCACGAACACTTTCAGCAGCGGGTCGTTTTGTTGGGCAGTCCGCAGCAGGTTGCTTACAAGTACACCTTTCCCGCTGCCACCACAACCCAATATAAACATGTTTTCCAGTGGCTGGACTAACTGATTTATGTCAAACCCAATTGTCTCCACTTTTGGGACTTCCACCACCTGCATGGGTTCCACTTGCATGGGTTCCGCACCGCATATTACGGGGACTTTAACCAGCTGTTTGGCGTGGTTACTAATTGGCAGTTTGCGTTTAACTGCTTCTTGAAGTTGTTGTTGGACTTGGTCCTCACCAACCAACTCACGGTACTTGGTGAAATCGTCTTCATCCAAGCTGTGGGCAAACGTACCGTCAATTATGGCTGCACTGTTCAACCCGGATTCCCGTGCTTCCCGTGCTGACCGATACCAGACCCAAGCAGCTAGGATTAAACCTGCCATTGGGTTAACTGCACCCGCCAAACCCAACGAAGCGATTAAGCCCACAACTACCTTGAGTTGTAAATTATCCCCCTCAGCTTGCCTAAGCGCTCTGATTTGATACTGCTGTTTATCCATCACATCAGACCCCCCGACTCAACTTGTACATCTCGTTTAAGCGGGATGCATAGATTAAGAGAATGACAATAATTTCAACTGCGAACAGTGTGGTAAAACCCATGAAGATATTCAGCCAGTTGATTGCACCCAAGTCCCCCACGGCTAGTACAAACAGGAAGTCAGACGCATTGCCGTTTATGGGTGGATACACCAACAGAATTAGGATGAAGTCCAAAGTATAAGTAAAAATCTGAGCGAATTTAAGGTTGCGCACAATCATCAATGGGATGCGGTTGTAAATGCGCTTAATCCCCTTCAACATAGGGTCGTCACTGTCGTTAATTTGGTAACCCTTGCGGTCTCCCTCCTGGATAATGGTTAACAGCAGTCTGTCATCACTAAAAACCACCAAGGGCAGCACTTCAATGACTTGAATTATGAACCAAACCATTGCAGCCACAGCCCAGATGGCTGTTTTGCCAAACCCAGCCACCACCCATCCAAGCAGTGGAATAGTGGTTAAGAATTGGGCGATTAGGGAGTCCCGGATACTTTGGGTCATCAAACCAATGACCTTTTCGTACGGGCTTATATTCAAAATAGCGAAGTACACCCCCAACGCTATAAGCACATAGATGCCATATTCAGTCCACAGCTTTTTTCTCTTTGGTGGCTTCATGGTTATTTCTCCATAACTGGCTGCGAGTAGATGCCCCCACGAAACCGCTTCAACCTAGCAGCCACCACGTCCCGGTTTGGGGTTACCGCCACAGATGCGATCGCCCCAGTTGAATCAATAATTCCAGTTGCGCCATTAGAGTCGCAAACCACAGTGTTCTCGGGGTAGGAAGTTCCAGTGTGGCGGTCAACCGGCACACTACCTGCTACAATGGGCGCATAGGTTAATTTTGGATGTTTGCCTCTAACCAAGGGGAGGCAACCGTTCTGGTAGCGCTGATCAGCTATCTTGGATTGTTGTAGCACCTCTTGGTTTTCTGCATATTTAGCCCTGACCGCGTTGAAGCGGACTTGGGAATCTACGAACCCGGGGATAGCGAATGCTCCCACTGTGGTTAAAGCGCCGACAAAAAGTATGTCTGTTTTGTTAATCATAGATATTGCTCCATATTGATAGTTGCGTAACGACCCTTTTTGGACGTTGCTACGTTTGTGCGCACTTCTGCAATTGTGGAGTTAATCAAGTTTTCAAACTTATTTGGGTCTAACTTGGGGACACCAAACTGGTTTAGCAGCTTGTCCCGTTGGTTGCCATTGCGGGCTAACTGTCCCAACCACTCAGAGTCGCTGGCTTCAATTTCTGCCAACTCTTGGTTAAGTTGAGCAATTGTGTTTAAGTAGGCCTGAGTCTGGACATCATGAACCAAGCTAGCGAGGTCCACACCACGTTGAGCAGCACGAGCCGTCAACAACAGGGTGGTTCCCTTTACTCCTAATATTTCAGTCACTCTGTCCAGCGATTGACCCTGCCCGGACTGGGTAGCTAACTGTTCAAAGCTAGCCGGGTTCCCAGCCGTTAACGCCTTGTCAGCGGTTTGGGTCAATGCCTCCGCCGCCTGAAAGTAGTCCTCTAAGTCCTGGACCACCTTGTCTGGGTAAGGTCCCCCAATATCAAACCCACCGTGCTTCTGGTGGTAAAGTGCGATCGCCCCACGGACCATTTCCGGTGGGCGGTTGTAAATTGTCAGCAGGTCATCGAACTTAAACATGCTTAATCACCTCATCAAAAATTTTACGTTTTAACACATTGAAGTTAAGACGGATAAACGTCTTAACCGATTTGTTGCTGCTTCGGGATAACGGGTGTTCAGCGGATTTCGCGAACAGGATTAAAGCCAGTATGAACCGCTGGTAATTGTCCAGATATCTACCCCGCTTTTGGCGTTGGTAGTAATCCGCTTCTAAGAACGGGATGTCTGTGACAATGTCTTTCTCCCATGAGAAGACAGTAACCCGTGATACACCCAAGTGGTCTGCCCACTGGTCCCGCGTTAGCAGCAGACTTTCGTCTTTGATTAGGTCCATCGTGGGGGAATTTTTAAGTCGTTCCAAGACATAATCTATTTTCAATGCAAACCCACCATCCGTCCCACCATCTGTCAAAACCTCCTAAGCTATAAAAACTTGTAAGCAGAGGTAACTAAAACCGGGGTTTTGTAAACTGCTTACGGCTGGTTTACTTTGTATATTTGCCAAGATATTAACATTTCAGATGCAAGTCAATTACCTCTGGTAAGTAATTTTAAATTTCCACAAAAAAGCCACCAGTTACGGTGGCGACAACCAAGTATAGCAATAGGTACTTGATAAAATTATAACACTAAAACACCTTCCTAGCGGATGCTAGCCGAAGTTCGTGCATAACTTGGTTGAACTGGCTCGCTGGTATTGCCATAGTACCGGCTATGTCAAGTTGCTCTAAAACGGACTTGACATCGTTGTCAGACAAGTTTAACTTTGACCGGGCAGTTGACCACAGCAGTTTTGCTTGGTCTTCCGTTATGGATGGCTCCGGTTCCTTGGGTGCACTGGGAATGGGTGCAGTGGGTGTGGTAATTTTTTTGGGCTTGTCAGA